GTACATCGGGTTTGAACTCGGTAGTGGGGATATGGATTACATTGTTTTCGCCCATTTCCATTACATCTCCGTCCAATTCTTGTACGCCATCCAAAAAGTCGGCTGTACCCCCTTGGGAGAGTGTTTGGTGTACTCGTCGCTCCCATATTTCTGGAAAATTCATTGCCATTGTAATACTGTTTTATTCGTTTTTAAATAGGGTTTAAATTATAGTTTTTCGCTCTTCACTTTTGCTCTTTATTAAATAGAGGCGATGAGCTTTTGGTAGGCTTCGGGGTTCCCATTCTTGAAGGCTACTTTTTCCTCTAAGGAGAGCTTTTGGAAGTCCTCCATAGTAGCTACTCCTGTTGTACCTGTAGGGGTAGTAACTCCTGCGGAGAAAGACTTCTTAGCAGGGATCCCCTCCAGTGTGGCTTTAGCTAATTCAAAGTTCTGTGCCGCCAAGTCAGCAAAAGTCTGACGCTTGTCTGCTGTAATTTTACCACTCTTGATAGCATCGTCAAGCATTTGTGCCGTGAGGGCTTCTCTTTGGGATTTTTCTTTGGCTACATAGGCGCTAAGTTGTTCTTCTGAAAGGGAGAGCCTTTCTTTGAGCTCATCTCTGTCCTTGGAGAGTGCCAATATGGCTGTTTCAATCTCTTCGGCTGATAATTCCTTGCAGCTGGCATTCATACCTAAAGCTACCAAGGCCAATTGTGTAAGTTGTATCTTCATATTATCTGTATTAATAGGATTTATTTTTTGAAATGATAGACAAAGCTCCTTAATCTCTTCCTCGGTAACTTCTACCCCGTCCATTTGTAGGCGTAGGGCATTGGCATTGCTCGGTACAGCTACTATAGAGGCTTCAAAAAGAGAACATTTTTTCAGGACAACATCACCACCTTCATAAGTGAGGTCTTCCCTATGGAAAGCTATGCCCATACTTGCCCCTTTGATGATGCCCCGTTCTACCTTACCGGCTATTTTTTTTGCATTCTCATCGTCCATATCAAAACGAGGTTCGGCAAGGAGCTTTCCATCTTCAAGTATGATATTCTCCCAAGAGCCTATCACACTTTGGTTGCTTTGATTATGTCCGTCCAACATTACGGGGTTGGTTACAAAACGGGTTAAGTCAATTCCCGCCGATAAGACCTTAAAACCATAGGAATTGGTCACGCGCTCATCATTAAGTACAAATCTGGGCATATACTTTTCTTTTTGGGTTTGTCTGATTTCTGGCGCAAAATTAAGGCGGCTTTCTTACCCCTGCAAAAAGTGGTAACCTCTGGTAACAACATTGTTACTTCTGGTAACAACTCTGTAACCTCTGGTAACAACTTTTTGTTTTTTTTCTGTCCAATCCCCAATTTTGCATTTTATTTAGGCTATGGCAAAAACAAAAGACGCTGTTCGTATTAAGGCGGAACAGTATTATATTGAAAATATTGAGGTTACTCAAGCAGAAGTAGCGGAGCTCTACGGAGTACGCCCTGCCACTATTGGTGAGTGGGTAAAGAAGTATGAATGGGAAGACAAGCGTTTGAACTTCCACGCTTCGCCTACTATTATCAAACAGAAGCTACAAGCTGAGACCATTAGGGTAATGAACGGGCAGGAACCTACTTTCTCAGCTTCCGATGTAGGTAAGTTAATGGCCGCATTGGATAGGTGTGAAACACAAGCAGATCCTACCACTGTATATAAGGTACTGAAGGAACTGGACATGTTTATATCACAACAAGACGCTGAGTTCGCGGCTCAATGTACTAAATTCCACAAACAATTCTTACAACTAAAAGTGAAAAATGAGCAAGAAGGATAAAATATATGCTAAACTCTTAGCCGATTACGACAAACATTGCCTATTGATTGCTAAGGCTACTTCAGTGAATATACACGAAACAGCCAAAGAGAGAGCGGCTCGTATTAAGAACTTGGAGGGCGATTATGTGCGCTGGTTTGAATACTATTTCCCTAACTATGCCAAACAGAAGTGTGCTTGGTTTCACGTCCAGTTAGCTAAGATGATAGTGGGCAATAAACGCTTGCGCTTGCTTGCCGAGATGTACCGTTCGGCGGGAAAGTCGGTACATATAGATATGGGGATACCGTTGTACTTGTACTTTGCCAAGAATGATTTGCGATTTATGCTTTTGGTGGGCGAGACTGAACCTAAAGCTAAGAAATTGCTATCGGGTATACAGGCACAGCTGGAACACAATAACCGCTTGCAGAATGATTACGGCAAGAGGTCATCGGCGGGGGACTGGTCGGATGGTTCGTTTGTTACTAATGATGGGGTTCGGTTTATGTCGCTTGGTTTTGGGCAAAACCCGCGAGGGGCACGAGAACAGTCAGAACGCCCCGACTATATAGTGGTAGATGATGTGGATAGCAAGAAGTCTATCCACAATGACCGTATTATGCGTGAAAGTGTAGACTATATCACCGAAGATGTATGGGGGTGTTTTGACAGTGAGGACAATGCCACTGAACGCTTTGTATTTGCGAATAACAACTTCCACAAAAACTCGATCACGAACCGCCTTAAAACGTACTTCAATGAGGTGATTAACACGCCCAAAGAGGAGGGTAGTTATGAAGATAGTCCGCAAACAGAGTTCAAAATACTTACAGTGTGTGCAGTGAAAAACTTACAAGACTTTACTCCTGAATGGCCTGAGAAAACATCGGCGGAGTACTGGCGTAATAAGTTTAAGAGTATGCCCTATCGCTCGTTTATGCGGGAGTATATGCATACACATATTGAGGACGGAGCAATCTTTAAGTACGAGGATATTCAGTATAAAAAGGCACTGCCACTGAGCAAGTATGATAACCTTTGTTTTTATGGTGACCTTTCGTATAAGGAAAATGCGGACTACAAAGCCCTGATTTTGGTGGGCAATATAGGCAAGGAGTTTCATATACTACTGTGCTATATGCAGCAAAAAAGCCGTGCACATTGTGCTAAATGGCTGTATGACCAGTATGAGAAGTATCGCTTAGACCGCTACAATGTACGTTATATGATTGAGGGACTTTTTGCGATGGATGAGTTTGTATCCGATTTTGATAACGAGGGCGACAAACGGGGGTACTATATCCCTATCGTAGCCGACAAACGAAGTAAAGCAGATAAATTTGACCGTATAGAGAGCCTTGCGGGCTATTTTGAGCGCAAAAATGTGTGGTTCAATAGTGAACAGAAAGACGCGGATATGCAGGTGCTTATTGACCAGTTCTTAGCTTTTGAAAAAGGTTCGGGTGCTCACGATGATGGACCCGATGCCGTGCATGGAGCTTTTAAATGGCTCATAGGTCGAAATAGGCAAAGTAGCAACCAATACGCCTTCGGCGCGAGAGTGAATAACCATTATTGATATGTTTTTAGTAAAAGAAGATTTAAAGAATAACATCTACTCCTACCAAGTGGGGCAGATCACCGAAGGGGACGACACTATAGTATTGCAGGCGTTAGATACTGCCGAGCAGGAGGTAAAGTCCTACTTCTACACCAATGACAAAAAGGAATACCTTGATGGTCGCCCTCGATACGATGTAGAGGCTATCTTTGCCAAACGTGGAGAGGAAAGAAACGCCCTTGTGGTGAGTCTTTGTCTCTCTGTAGCAAAGTGGTATATAGTGGATCTGTGCAACGCTGATATTATCTATGATCACGCCAAAGAACGTTACGATAGAGCAATAGAGTACCTTAAAAGACTTGCTAAAGGAGAAGTAAATATCAGTTCGTTACCTATTATGCCACGTACTGAGGAAAGCCAGCAACAAACAACTCCTTTCCTCTTTGGTTCTCGTAAAAAATTTAATCACGAATAATGAAAGATATACTCACCAATACAGATTATGACCTTATCATACAGGAAGGCGACTTTTTCTGTGGGGAAAGTACCGCTCAACACCTCGAATTTCTCCTACTTTCTTTTCAGGGCGAATGGAAAGAATCACCTATCATTGGGGGGAATATCAAGCACGCTCTCAATGGGAATGTGTCCCGTGCCCTTGATAGGCATATCCGTATTCAGTTAGAAGCTGATGGATTTAGTGCCGAAGTATTACAAATCACCGAGAAAGGTATTAACGTTAAAGGAAAATACAAGCAATGAAACCCTATAAGAACTATAAGAAAACTAAAAAAGCAGGTAATAACAGCCTGCAACCTACCCGCAATATCGTTCCCAAGGCAATGGCGCGTACCCGTGCCGATGTACTCACCTGGAAGAGTGCCCTCTCTACGGCTGAGAATATAGATAACCCTAAGCTATATCCTTACTACAACTTGGTAAAGGATATGCTCCTTGACGCCCATACTACCTCACAAATCAAAAATCGCAAACTAAAGACGCTATCGGCTAACTTTTCCATAAAGAAAGCCAATGGGGAAATTCACCCCGAGCTGACAAGTCAATTGCAGAAGTCTGTATGGTTTGGCGAGATTATCGGGCATATTTTGGATAGTGAGTACTTTGGCTATACCCTTATAGAGCTCAATCGTACTGATGAGCAGGGCGTAGAAGTTTCCTTAGTACCTCGCCAAAATGTAATACCTCAAAAGGGGCTAATTCTCAAGGACTATACCGACGACAAGGGGTTAGACTATCTCAATGCCTCTGAGTATGGTACCTGGCTGTTGGACTTTGGCGGGGTAGGTGAGCTGGGACTTATCAATAAGGCGATACCACATATCCTCTTTAGCCGATTTGCGCAAAGTTGCTGGTCAGAGTTATGCGAAATTTACGGTATTCCGCCACGTGTAATGAAAACAAACACCCGTGATCGTCAAGCCCTCAATCGTGCCGAGAAGATGATGACCGATATGGGAGCCGCTGCTTGGTTTATTATTGACGAAACCGAGCAGTTCGAATGGGCTACCAATGGGGTTCCTTCTACGGGTGAAGTGTATGATGGGCTGATAAAGCTATGCCGAGACAACATCTCCTTACTTATCTCAGGGGCTATCATAGGGCAAGATACAAAGTATGGTAGCAAGGGTAAAGAAGTAAGCTCACAAGATATGTTGCAAGCCCTTGTGGATGCCGACCAAACAATGGTAGAGCAGTATATGAATGATAAAGTACTACCTGCTCTGTACGCCATTGGGGTACTCCCCGAAGAGGGCTTATCGCTCGTGTATGACCAAGCAGAGGACTTGGGCGAACTGTGGACACGCACTAAGGAAATACTGCCTTATAAAGAAGTCTCCGATGAGTGGCTCAAAGAAAAATTTGGCATTGAGGTTACAGGGCAAAAAGCCCCTGCCACACCTCAAAAACTCTCCTTAGATTTTTTCGACTAAGCCCCGACACTTATTTCGGGGCACTACACCTGAACATACAAAACCAATACGCTCCTTGCGATTGTCAGGCGTGCCAAGAAGCAAGATTAGCATCCTCACCCCCTGCCCCTCTCCCAAGTAGAGGGGAGAAAGACCTTACTAAGGTTGCTAAGAAAGCGTTTGACCATTTGCATAAAAAAGGTACTTATAAACCCGAAGACCTTACCAAATACAAAGCTTACCGCGACCTCATTACCGCTACCGCTGAAGTGTTTAACACCGCTATCCCTCACGAAGTGCCCGATGAAATGAGAGCCTATTTAGAACGTGATGTATTTATCTTTTCGGGGCTAAAAACTCATACGCAACTCACTGAGGCACGGAGCAAACTAAAAGACGAGCAGGGTAACGTGCGCCCTTATTATCAGTTTGAACAGGATATTTTAAAGCTCAACAATACCTACAACCGTAACTACTTAGAAGCTGAGTACCAGTTTGCCGTGCAGAGTGCCCAAAGTGCCGCTAATTGGGCTAACCTGCAAGAGGACACAAGCAGGTATTGGCTTGAATATCGCACCGCAGGTGATGAGCGTGTAAGGCAAAGCCATGCAGCTTTAGCAGGAATATGTTTGCCAAAAGACGATGCTTTTTGGACAGAGTACTACCCGCCTAATGGCTGGCGTTGTCGCTGTACTGCTGTAGAAGTATTGGCTCGGGAAAATACCAAAAGCAACCCCGAAACTGCCAAAAAGGCAGGAGAAGAAGCGACTACTCAGATAGGTAAAAGCGGTAAGAACAAACTGGCCATGTTTCGTTTCAATCCAGGGCAAGAAAAGAAGGTATTTCCTCCTAATAACACTTATACCCAAGTGGTAGG